TCCCGGTGTCATCCAGGCGAATTCGGTCATGTGCTTGAGGTAGAAAAAGCGCACTCTCCGATTGTGCTCTAAGGTCTTAAGAGCTTCTCGAAAGTCGTTTTCGGCGGTTAACACTCCTTCCGGGACCTGGTACAGGACCCATGAGGAAAGTGAGGGGCTGTCCAAGCCATCTTTCTCACTTGAACCCTGAGCGACCCAGTGTTGCGGCAGTGCAGGCAAGGCCCGCTTCAATTCCTTAACCGCAGTCTGGCGTATTTTCGTCTTCGCCGGACCCTTCCACTGTTCAGGTTGTGGACAATTCTTTTGCGTCCACGTCGTGTTATGTACCATCGCCGACACGATGAGTCTGTCCTGTTCAGAAGGACCATATGCACCAACAGACTCCAGGCCAACCCCTCCGTAGCATTCCGGGACGTACCATGGCATGAGGTACTCCGTCGCCGCATCAAGGACGTCACGATTGCGGGCGAGGAACTTGCGATGAACTCTTTCCTTGCAAGTGTCCGGACACTCAAACATCAAAGCACGGTGCTGTGCTCCCAGGGATGAATCCCACTCGACCCCATTTCCCAAAAGACGGTACTTTGCGTACTCATCTTCTCGTTCGCCTTCGACCATTGACCTCTTCAGGCCGAAGCAGAGACCCAAGCGAATGACCTTGACCCGGCGAAAGGGCTGCCAGGTTTCGGGGTGGTATGTAAAAGTTGTCGAGTTAATATTACAAAATGATGTTGAGTAGTATACTTTGCCAACGGATGGACTGAGACCGGCCATCTTTCCGAAGACCTCCCAAGCCTTCTTTCCGTGTGTGCCAATTGGAAACAAGCAATCATCGCCATTTACCATGAGCCGACACTGTCTGAGCGTGAGCTTCTTCCCGCTGTCGTGCTCCAGGGCCATTCTGCAAATTGTTGCGTTCACAATGCAGAGTATGGGAAAGCTGATAATGGAACCCATCAGCTGACCCCAGGCCTGTGGCAAGAGTTTCCCCTTTTTGTTCATGACCAACCAGTGTCCGGTCAGAACACGGTACCCAATTTCCTTCAGTGCTCGGGGCACCGCACACACGTCGCACACCGTCTCCCATGCCGCCTCAGAGAGAGCTGGATCCATTTGGTTTGTCGCATCACTATAGTCACCCGACAGCCAGGCCTCTCCCGGCATCAAGTATCCCAAGCGTGGAAGTAGCTTCTCCACACCGATTGGATCACCGATCAACTCAACGCTGGATGGGCTTTCAGCGTCCGCCACATAAACTTCTGAAGTGGCGCTAGAACATACTGAGTGAAAGGTGGACTTTCGTGATTACCCTCACCTTGAGTGCCTCGGCCAAAGGAACG